GGTAGCGCGTGAGGCTCCTATGGTCAAGCCTTCAACGCAAGCATTGCGTACTCCTGGCGACGCTCCCACGCCGATGGCGCGTATCGCTAACTTCGTTGACGAACCTAACTACCAGTTCGCGGTCGATAACGTCATTCAGGACATGAGTTCACAGGGTGGCCGGGACATGGTGGTGGTTGATGTGCCAAACCACGGCCCCCAAGCCTTCTACCGTTCTACAGGTGCAAACTCGGGAAAGCCCCGTGAGTGGCTCCCATTCGATGGGATGAGCCAGATCCCAGCGTTCCGTGGTTGGTTCGATAAGGCACGGTTCACAGGGAGTGGACTATCTGAAGATATGATGCGCTACGGCACTCCCGAACTGAGGGAGATGTCCGAGCGTCTGACCGCGATGAATATCCCTGAAGGACAGGTCATCCGTAACCAGCGGGATATCAATGCATGGCTGAATACGCCCGAATCACTGCGTCAGAACTCATTAGCAGATGAGATTGCCGCCCGTGGAGGTCCGCAGGATACCCCCCCGCCGCCACGCGGGTCATCCCCAGAGGATATAACACCGACTCCAGCGGCAGACCCAGCAGTCCCGGCGGCTGCGGATGTGCCACCTAACGGGCCTCAGACCCCGCCGCCCGGTAGGGTAGCCGGCGATGAGCCGCCGTTGCGATTCAACGATGACGGCAGTGTGGATGTGATGCCACCAATCGTACGCAACATCATCAACCTACAGCCTATCCAAGTTGGCCTCGCGTCAAGCGATAAGGTGCGAAATCTTGCTGCCCAGTTACTAGGTAAGATAGTCCGTATCCCACAGGCAGATGCGATCGCTGCTGGCGTGCGTCTAGAGCGCGAAAGGGTGCGTCAGAACATTGATAGTTTGGCGGTGATTCTTGCGGAGAGAACCAAGGCAGTATTTACCCGTCAGCGTGACGGGAGCCAGATTTTTATATTCGACGATCAGGGCCGTATACCGGCGTTAGCAGGGATTGATCCGAATGTTCCGGGTGCGCCTACCATCCAAGACGTAGCGGCGAGACTGCCCAACTATGCAGACTCTCTTACCCCAGAACAGATGGGGGCGTTACGCCGATTAGAGGGTGAACTACGGCCGTGGCGTGAGATGCTAGATGAACTAGAGATAGACATCTCTACCCGGATGGATGTGATGATGAACCCGGAACTCGGCCCTTATGTTCCGTACAGCGAACCCGGATTCTACATCCCTCGCGGCCGGACTGCATTAGAAGGTGCGGATGAACCTATCCAAATGATAAGCACCCGGCCTCGGGGGAGAGCGGGTTTTGAACGAGGTGCCACCTTTGATTCGATGGCACAGGGTATCGACGAAGGTTACGAGTACGCCCAGATATTCGAGGTAGTGCAGGGGTACGCCCAAGAGGCCGGCGGCAGGGCACTGAACAAGCATGTCGCCAACTTTATGATGTCCGCTAGAGAAGAAGGGGGTGCGCTGATAGGTGTCACGCCCAAGATGCGGTTGTTGAAACGGAACCCAGACTTGGTTGTGTTGAAAGCTAGCCTCGATAACAATCTGAACCGCCTAAAAGGTCTGCTTGGCAGAGTTACGGAAAGGCAACAACGGATCATCGATGACTTTATCGACGGCGATGAGTTCGATGATATCGATGCTCTTCGAGTAGTCTTAGAGGATGTCCGGGCTGCTGGTGGCCCGAATGTCGGCGCTAGCATCCGTGAGGTCCAAGAACTACTACGCAATGTTAGGCAGGAAGTGAAGGAATTAGCCCCTACTTGGAAGAGGGCTTTAGAGAAGGCACGGCAAGCAGGACGGGATGAACGTGCTATCGATCTTGCTGAACTGAATAACAGGACGTTCCCTGTCGCTTTAGCTGACGCGGTCAATGCAACTTTGCGGAAAGAGAAGGCGACACCTTGGAGCCAGTTACCTATTCTTCGCCATGTCGCTGCGCTTAATAACCTATACCGGGGTTTCAATGCCACCGGGGATAACTCGGCCCTCGGCATACAGGGTTTACTCGGTCTTGCTAATGACCCTCAAGCATATGCGGCAGCATTAGGTACGAACATCCGAGCATGGGGCCGCGGTGGCGACCAAGTCTTGGGGCAGTTCTTGTTGGCCTTCGATGACAAAGCAGTGAAGTCTGGCAGGATGAACTCTGTGGCTTGGGGGCAAGAGACACTGCATCTGGGCGGTCAGAACACAGAATACCTGATCGGCCGCGGCAGTACGTCCTTCTTGAATAGCCTTCCTGGCATCAGGCAAGCCAACCGGGCTTTCGGGTACTTCGGTGATGCTCTGCGGTTGCAGTGGGCAGATGATGAATTAGAGCGTTTGCTTAGGACCACTGGCAGATCGTTGGAGGAGCTGAGAAGCAATGGCGATATAAAGAGGATCGCGGATGCGGTCAACGGTGCGACAGGCTATTCGCCCAATAAAGCGTTTGGAGACATGGGTGATTTACTCTTCTTCGCGCCGCGGTTCTTGCAGGCCAGGATGGAAACTGTAGGAAGAGGACTGATGGGTATGCGTCCCGGCGCTACGGTGGAACAACGGTTTGCCCGTCGTAGTTTGCTCAAGCTGATCGGTGGCGGGGTGATGCTTACCTATGTGGCGAACATGATGATGGGCAACGAAACAGAGGTAAAACCTTGGAAGGACGGACGTTATAACTCCAACTTCATGCGTATCCGTTTCGGGGATAGGGACATCTCCGTATTCGGAAGCTGGGAACTGATCCCTCGAGCGATCATAGCCACTGCATCGGGGAACCCGCAACAGATCGTTCGCGGTCTGGGTTCCGGTGTTGTATCCAGTACCTGGGATCTGCTCTGGAATAAGGACTTCATGGGGAAGGCAGTGTACGGCGAAGAAGGGAATATGGCCGAGTGGCTTTTGGGGCATGTGACCCCGTTTGCCGCCGATGAACTGCTACCCACCACGAAGAACCTAGTAAAGGGTGTTCGCGGCGACCCTCGTAGTCTGGTGGCCGGCATCACATCGGCTTTCGCTGAAACCACTGGTATCAAGTCCAGTCCTTTGTCTGGGAGTGAAGCTACCGCGATGGCACGGGAAGCCCAGGCCCAACAGATGGGGAACTCCCTTGCGTCTTACCGGACCAATAGGCTCGGTGAACTTGTCGATGACCGTCCTATCTGGGAGAAGTTAGGTGAAGACCCAGTTGGTGCTTTGCGTGGCGGTATCCAGACTGGGGATGCCAGTCAAAGTCCCATATATGACCAGTTATCTGCCTGGGATAAAGAAAAGATAGATAAGACTCCAGCAGTCGCCAAGGCCAAGGTGGAATGGGAGAAGCAGCAGAGGGAACGTCAGTCCGAGTACCGTGCGTACAAGGATGATGACGATGAACTGGTCGCAGAGTTTGTAACAAAGATCAAACAACTTGACGGGCCGAGCAAAGAGGCACGGGACGCCATCACCTTGCATCAAAGAGAGTTGGCGAATGATAGGCAAGACTTACGGGAACGCAGCAGTGAAGCATTGCAGTGGCTAGAGGAGAAGGAGCCTGCCAAGGGTATTGAGAACGAGGCGTTTGCAGACTATGCCAAGCAGATATTTGATGACACGCTCACTGATCCTATTACCTTTGTATATGACTTCAAAGAACGGGATCAGCGCATGGCAGATTTACGCGCCCAGTACGGTGATGAAGTCATCGACCAGATTCAGGAGTTCATACACCGGAACGACCCTCCTTTGATTGAAGAACTGCGGGATGACCGGGAGTTGCTGAGAGAATACTGGGAGTTAGAAGACGATTATCTTGTCAACATGCCGCAACAGGTTAAGGACCGGATAGCGTTCTACCGTGAGTCTTCAAAGACTGGTCATCCACAGTTGCCTGGGCAGTGGGCTGATGTCACTCCCCATATCACTGCGATTGAGAACATACGCCGTGGCTACCGAACAATTAACCGTGATGTCGATGAAGCGTTAGCTAAATGGGGCTACCGGGCTGTACCAGGGAACATGGATATCCGTATCAAATATGCCGAAACGCGGTTCTTACCGGCTATACCTGGGGGATCATTGCAGCCACAAGGGTTGCAATTACCAGCGCAACCACAAGTACCATCGGGCGGCACTGCTTCGTTTATAGATAGTTTATTGGAAGGGTCGCCAGCCCAACCTAGAACGACGCCCAGTCCACCGGCTACACCTAGTGCTGGTGGCACCGCTTCGTTTATAGATAGCCTATTAGTTGGTGCTAGATAGCTTGTGTATAAACGGTATATAATGCATTGACAAATGTGCATTCTTCCATATAAATAGGAGGGACTGTGACAACCGAAAACTCTGATGTGGTCGCTCTACCCGATGAAGTATCTTCGGGAGACAACCCACAAGATGAAGTAGTCGATTGGGAAAAACGGGCTAAAGAAGCAGAGGGAAAAGCCGATAAGGCCGAGAACGACCTGAAGGCGCAGAGAGGGCGACGGAACAGGCAGCAAGAACAGAACGACTTGGTATTGCAACTGAGTAACCAGCAGCGGATAACAGACCGCAAGCTTGACGCATTGATGCAAGCTATGGGGACCGGCGATACCGATACCCTGCCAGAACAACTCACCTCGATACAGAGCGATCAGGCCAACCTCAACGCTTCAGCCGCGTACACAACTATCTGGACAGACCTTTCTGAAGACCTGGTAAAAGTGGTGCAGGACGGTACGGGCAAAGACATTATCGACCTTCAGACATCACCAGAACTAGCCGAGGTCCGCACCATGTGGACTGACGCGCACAACAGGAAGGACGAAAGGGGTCTACGGGCAGCAATGACCGAAGCAGAGAAGGTCATGCGCCTGGTCGAGCGGGGCACACGCACCGCTTCGCCGGCAACATCTGAAGACTCCGGTGCATTCGATCTCGATACAGGTCCGGCTGCGGGTGGCAGTGGTATGTCCGATCAGCGGTGGCTGGACACAGTCTACGGCTCCGAGGAATATACCCCTACTTCGGCCGACCATAAAAAAGCAAAATCTATCCTAGACCGCATATCAGCGGGTGGATAAGGAGAATCAACGATGGCAGCAGGCGATACTACTACCCAATCACTGGCCGACAGTCTGCCTACAGTAATTGCGGCAGCGCGTCAGGTCCGCGAACAAGAGGGTGTTGTCCCTAACCTGGTGGACAAAGTCACTCTTGGCGAAGGGACTGGCGTCTCATGGAACGAAGTTTCTATGGCGCAATTGACTGCTCAGACGGTCACCGAGACAACCCGTCTCGACAACCCACAGCAGATGTCCGATACGTTGCTGACGATCACTCCCACCGTCGTGGGCATCCACACCCTCATCACTGACCGTGTGGCAGCTCGTATCAGCAAGAACGCCTATGCAAAGGTAGGCGGCCTTGCACAGAATGCTATCCAGAGGAAGAAGGACGAAGACGGGCTGACCGCCATCGATGGTGCGTCCCTGACTATCGGTTCTTCTGGTTCGGCTTTGACAACGGGGATAATCGCCGCCGCTGTCTCCCGTATCTCCTCTGATTCTGACGAGCCTGGGAACCCACCTTACCGTGCGGTCCTTCACGGCTTCCAGATCAAAGACCTCTACGATGCAGTCGCATCGATCTCCAGCGGCAACCCTCCGACAGAGACTGGATACACCGACGGCTTGTCCGCCCGTGTGTTCCAAGAGGGCTTCCGGGGTCGCATCCACAACTGCGAGATATTCGAGGACGGGAACATCACCATTACCAGCAATGCTTGTAAGGGTGGGATATTCGCGCAGGAAGCACTGATCCTTGTCCAAGGACGTTCCCCGCGCACGGAGACTCGCAGAGAGCCTCATATCGGCGGCGGTTCTACCAGCGTATTCCTCTACGACGAGTATGCCTATGGTGAGCGCTCTGCCGGGAACTGGCTCTTTGAAGTCGAAACCGACGCGACACTTCCAACCACCTAATGAATGTCCGGCGCACCATCTGGTCTGAGGCTCATGGCCCCATACCTAAAGGGTGGGTCGTTCACAATCTGAATGGTCAACCTGGGGATGTGCGGTTAGAGAACCTAGCCGCCGTCCCTAGGGATAGTATCTTCTTGGCAGTGGCCCCCTACAGGGAGCGAATACGAAACTTAGAGCTACAGCTCAAACAAGTAGGTAAATAAAATGGCTCAATCGGGTAGCGGCAGAATCAGTCTCTTTGAAGATTTCTTTTCGGAAGACAACATCGCTGAAACTGCGCAACATAGAAACCTAGGCCCATTTAGTGTTGCTGGTCAAGGCGCGGCAGAAGTAGATTCAGGTATCCCCACTCTAAGTGCTGATGCAATTAGCGGAGTGGGCGTGATGACTACTACAAACGAAGACAACCACACGATTCTAGTAGGTACTCCTGTCGCTTTCGATGTAGCGTTGATGGGAGCAATCGTAGCAGAGGCCCGTGTGCGGTTTGTAGACCTCGATACTAAAGAGGTTTTCTTCGGGTTCAGCGACATTGACCCGAACACTCTTAGCATAGAAACCGATGTGATGACCGGCGCATCAACAACTCTGACATTGACAGCTTCAGATATATGCGGCTTCTTTCTTTCAGCAGAACTGACTGATGATGAAGACTGGCACACCGTGTATAACGGTGGGACTACCACTGGAGAAACCGATTCAACGGAACTGGACTGTAGTGATGACGCGGTTGCTGGCGAGTGGCAGGTACTCCGCTTGGAGTTATTCCCCAACGGAACAGCTAGCTTTTATGTAGATGGAGTTCTGATAAGAACGGTCACTGGAGCAGTGTCTACAAGCGTTGACCTATCGTTGATTCTTGCGGTTGAAGCTAAAGGCGCTAACATCGAGCTTATGCACGTTGACTATCTGATGGTCGAGGCCAACCGGGACTGGACAGCCTAACCATCAGTGACCACTCGGCGAGGATTCCGCTATGACAGTGGTAGTTCACGGTTAGAAGTGACGGTGGATGGCACTATCGTGGCACGGTTCAATAATGTGTCTCCCGGCCTCTCCGTAGTCAATGGAGTGAAGTTGGACGGCACGGTGACTTTCAATGACAGTGCCCAGTGGACCGCTAATGCCTCTGGCACTGTCACGATATCTGGTGTCGCGCCGGCAGGAGTAGGTACGGCCACGATCAGCAAGTGGCTGACCGTCACTGACGATAGCGGCACGGTCATGTATATCCCTGCGTGGACGTAGGAGATGAGATGTCTCTACTCCCAGCAACCCTTGAAATCAGCTACGACGAGTTAGCGTTCGATCTCTCAGAGCTGATCCAGCCTGCTCCCGTAGGAGCGCCAAGGCGTTTCCAGATAATACTCGTCATACGCAATGACGCCCTTGCGGAATACCGTATCGACCTTGGTCCCGCAAGTGACTTCACCACACCTGAATTCCGCATCCCTGGCGGTGTCGTTGACGAGTCCACGGGACGCGGTGAGATCCTCCACACTGTCGGCGAACTCAAAGATATCGCTACCGAGATGCATGAACGCGAGGCGCCTGCTTTGCGGCCACGCGATATCTGGCAGGAATACTTCGATCTCAGCGAGGAAAAGGCAAAAAGCGCCGTTGGCTATAGCATATTCGGACCCGGCGGCAGCACGATAAGAGGTTAGTATGACGAGTCAGAACATCACGGATGTCCTAGAACAGATCGCGGACGCAGGAGACGAGGCGCCTGCGGCCGAGGTGCCCATGATCACCGAAGCACCGGAACCGGGGTTATCGGAGATCACCGAGGTGAACCGGGGGTCATCAGTCGAGTCCGCCGGGTATGTCTATATCTGGGACACCCAGACTGGTAAGAGCAGTGTCTGCAACCGGAACATGCTCACTCCCACTCTTGGAAAACTTCGGAAAGATGGGACGCGGTTCTTTACTACCATCAAGCCTAATTTCGAGCCTCGCGGCGGCAGTCATAAGTGTTTACTGCATAAAGATGATGAGAACCGCGCTGAGTATGACGAGTTAGGCTTGGCTGTATGCACCAAGGACAACCTTGATTCACCGTACCAGGTCACCGTCCACATGAAGGCCCGGCACCCACAGGAAGCGGCGACCATCGAAGACATCAACGCCACTGCACAGCGTGAAGAGGACCGCGAGTTCCAGCGGATACTCATCCAGGCGGCCGCCCGAGGCGCAGCTCTGCCAACGAGAGATGCTCCAGTCAAGAAAGACCGGGAGCCGGTAGTCGTGCAGTGCGAAGAGTGCGCTTCCGAGTTCGACGGCTACAACAAGATGGTAGCCACTAACCGGCTAAAGGCTCATACGAAGAAAGAACACGGAGATACTGATGGGAAATAACGTATCGAATACCAGCATCCTCACCAGTGACGGGCAGGCGACGAGTTATCCAGCCACGGTCCACTGGGTGCTGGTTTCTGCCGCAGATACAGGTGGAGCGTGGCAACTTAATGACAGCACAGATGACGGCGGCACTGACCTAATAAGCGGGGTTCAGGCGGCTAACACCAGTCAGTTCCTTCGTATGGGCGCAAATAGCGAAGGTGCGCTCATATTTAGCACCGCGGTGTATGTGGACATACCTGGATCTAATATAACGATCACGGTAGGACACAGCTAATGGCTAACGAGTTCAAGCACAAAGACCCTGGCTCTACATTAACCCAGGATGAGTTCATCACATCTGACGGCACGGGCCACATC